TCTCCGATCAGATCGCCGCCGCTGAGTTCCCACGGGGTGTATGCGATTAAGTGTTGCTTATCCCATACCACTGTGTATAATGAACCCTGAGCATGGCAACATGTTCTCCGTAGTTAAGACCCGCCCCGAGTTCGGTTGCCCCCGGCTCGGGGCATTTTTTTCACAGGAGAGTACCGATGGACAAGATTTTTATAGACGGTCTGATGGCCAAGAAGCCAAACGACAATTCCCCCGAATGGGTGAAGTGCAATATTAGTATAAAGCGCGAAGAACTTATTGCGTGGCTAACGGCTCAAACAGATGAGTGGATCAACGCCCAAGTTTGTGAAAGCAAAGGTGGCAAATGGTATGCGGAGGTCGACACATGGAAGCCGTCAAAAGGGTAAGCGACATCGAGTGGGGCTGGGCAATCAGCCAAATCAACAGTGTCGTCAATCTAACCTTACTCGCGATTGACTTAGATGATACTCTCAAACCAGAGGAAAAACGAAAAAGGCTTGATGACGTTGAAAAAGCATGGCAAAGAATCCTCAAAGGTTGAGGAACAAGCAAAAGAAGACTTTTTCACTGCCGCCCAAATGATGGTGGCAGTGATAGAAGAGTTCGACGCGCAGGACATGCACACCGGCGCCGCCATCGGGGGTGCCCTCACACAACTTATTACCCACCTTATCTCCGTGTCGCCCGACATACCCGCCGCCTTGGGACTGCTCTCCTCTTGCATAACAAAAGCCGCGTACCAACACGAAGGCACCACCGACATCTTCAACGACGACGAGCTCGTACACTAACGTCCCCTTCTGGACACTTTATATATAAGCGCATATACTCTTAGAGGAACAAAACCGGAGAACAACATGAAAGACCTGATCAGTATCGACGAAGTGTGCCGCATGGCAAATTGCTCACGACCCACCGTCTACCGACGCCTAAAAACAACCAACTTCCCTAAACCGAAGAAAGTAGACGCCACCGAAGCCAAAGGACCCCGAACCATTAATAGGTGGGATCACGACGAAGTTACGGCGTGGCTGCTCAATGGCGGTGACCCCGTATGGCTAAAACAACTCGAGATAGCCGCACTCGCCGCCGCAATTACCGAAAAAGCACTACAACCCACCACCCTCGGCGCGTGGTACACAAAACATCAGATTGTCCTTAACGCCATCATCGGCGGAACACTCGCCGGGATCGCTGTAAGCATCTTCGGCGGTCAATAACAAACCACTTAAACACGAAAGGCTACAACATGAAAAAACTTACAATCGTTAGGCATAAATTTGTCGGAATCGGCGTTGGATGGGAAAAATATAGAAATGGTTATGCCATCACAATATCGCTACCACTGCTGGCGGTTTGCATAATGGTGGGCGACTGGCGTTAAATAATGAACCACCCCACCTCAGCGTAGGGTACAAGCATTTTAACGCCGCAGCGGGCAAACGCGGCACGAGACAAAGAGATTAGCGCGGGAGCCACGGTTGCCCACAAAGGCGTTTTGCTATAAACTGGCTTCTCTTATTATATTAATATGAGAACACCCGTGAAAGAAGTCATAGAAAGAATCACCACGCTACAAATAAACCTTCGCGCAGAAGTTGCCCGGCAAGTGGAACACGGCGCAACCCGACAAGACACATACGAGGCTATGTCGGATACCATCTTGGATAAGTTTAAAACGCACGTGTCTCCCGCATGGCTGGCGGGTATCAACCGCAGTACCCCACGATCCTCGTCCCACGCATCCATTTCGAGGATCACGGCTGTCGAGGCGCTGCTTTCGGGGAAGCATCGAATATGGTCGTCCGCGGCTCACGGAACAAATTAAACGCGTTATGTGTATATAGGATCTCAACTCCACCTCTCGGAAAAAAATAAAATATACCCGTAACCAGTGTAACGGTGTAACTTTCACTAACAAAGCTATTGTGTATAAGGGTTTCAGAGATAACATAAGTTCGTTTCTAAAATGTAACGTACAAATGTTTATGTAACCCTTAAATCGAAAAGTGCGTTAAGGGGGTCTGAGTTTTTTTTTCAGTAAAAATATTTTCAGATCCTATATAGACAGAACGGCTGTTTAGTAATAAACTACCTCTTAATAACTGGATATAAAACATGCCTACAAAGAACACCTCTAAAACCATACCCGCTGTTGTTAAGCGGACACGCGGACGCCCCCGGGCTACCGCAGCACAGCAACTAACCCGACGACAGGAACTGTTTGTGAAAGAACTGGTTTCTAAGGACGGACAGATAACAATGCGGGAAGCCGCTGTTAATGCGGGCTACCCCGTTAGCTCAGCACATACCCGAGCGTATGAACTGACCAACCAACACATTAGCCCCCATGTTGTGCATGCCATTAGATCCTATCGTCAAGAATTGGACGAGAAGTTTGGCGTAACATACCAAAGACACCTGCGAGACCTGCAAGAAATTCGAGACATGGCTTTGACTAATGGCGCTTATTCCGCCGCCGTTCAAGCCGAGTATCGACGTGGGCAAGCGCAAGGTGACATCTACGTTAGCAAAAGCGAAATCAGAACAGGCAGCATTGACGCCATGAGTAAGGAAGACGTGCTGCTTGCACTAAAGGAGATTAAACAAAATTATGCCCCGATCACTGTCGACATTACTCCCGAAGGAGAAAGCAATACCCAGAACCGCAACAAAGCGCGAAGCCGACTTATGGCGGATGATGAAGACGGGGATAGCGAAGAACCCGAGAACGTGGAAAGCGACGCGGATTGAAACTTGGGCGATGCCCGGCATACCCGACGTTTTACTTTGTGACGACGCGGGACACTTTCATTTCATTGAACTCAAAGCCACCAGTGGCAACGCCGTGGATCTCCGACCCCACCAAGTAGCGTGGTTAACCAACCACAGTGCTGCAAGTGTTTGGGTATTGGTTCGCAAGTTGGCTACTAAAACTTACCCACAAAAGTTTTATCTGTACCACGGAAACCTCGCTATGGATTTAAAGATGGAGGGTCTGAAGGTGCCATCACTTTATTATGCGGAGGAAGATTTCGACTGTGACGCTGTTTTGGGGTTGATATCTCCTAGATAATCGCATACTATTCTATAGGTCATCACTTAACTATAACGAAGGGCATAGCATGAAAAAAGTAAGACACAGCACTAAACAGGAACGGCGGGGGATTAAAGATGTTTTTTATCGGATGGATATATAAATTGTTGTACGGGAAAGATGCCGCCGACGCGATGGACAGACCCCCACAAAAGCACCCACCACGGTCAAACCGTAGACGAAAGAAATAGAAACACTAGCCCGCCCAACAGCGGGCTTTTTTTTAGCCTTGCACTATCTCACCTTATCGCATACAATCGCATACAGCAGCGGGCAATTGCTGCCATAACTTTTAACTACTACGGAGTAACATCATGACTATCAAATTTAAAGGTGCCAACCAATGAGAAACTATTTCATAAGGGTCACCCTTCACCTAGGTCAATACGAAAAACACGCCTATCACCTAATAGAGGCGGACAGCAAAGCCGCGGCGCAAGAACAAGCACTGGCAGACGAGTCCCACAATGACGAGGCTTGCGAGAATGAGAACGGCGAATACTGGGACGGTGACATGGTTTATGCCGTCGAAAGGATTACCGCCGTGTCTGATCATGACGCCGACACCTTTCGCCGCATGAAAGACCAACTGCACAGCTTTGAAAGCCAGTGTGAATAGAAGCTAAACATAAACCCCTTTACCACGGAGTAACATCATGAGTATTTTAAACACTGAGCAGCGCAAGGCACTGCATCGCAAGTGGAGCCAAGACGGTCAGGGTCTGACCTATTTACAATTTAGGCGGACGGTAGTGCAAGGGTTGGATTGTGTGATGGTCAGGTGGTGTGGCATGTGGCTTGGAATAGAAACCGACGGGTTCACCCACAGCTAGCTATAACCCGCCTTTACTAGCCCGCCCAACAGCGGGCTTTTTTTGTGCTTTGCATTATCTTATAATATCCTATACAATCGCATACAGCGGAGGGCAGACAGCCGCTTAACTTAACTACCACGGAGTAACATCATGACAAACCAAAAACGAATAACACTGAAGAACGTCAAACACGCGGAATTTGCAAGCGAAGAAACGCACTGTTATAGCGCGTCGCTGTATTTTGATGGGAAGAGAATAGGCACGGTGTCAAACCAAGGGCACGGTGGTTGCGACGACGAGCGGCGGGAAGACAAACCAAGGTGGTTAGAGATGCTCGACTATGTGAAGACCCTTCCCAAAAACAACTGGGCTCTGCAAGGTACACCACTGGAGATTGAACAGTGCCTCGAAGGTGTCTGTTGCGACTTAGTAAATCACTTTTTAGCGAGGCGCGACTTTAAGAGGGAGGCAAGCAAAAATGCCGTGGTGATAATGGGCGGCAAGATAATGCTTATTGGTTATAAGAACACCGCGCCGAATCAAAAGCTGTTTACTGAAATCCTATCGGAGGATCCGAAGGCGGAGATATTGAACTTACTGCCTGAGGCGGAAGCCATCGACCGATATCAAAACCACAACCGTACGTAAGGGGGAAGACCAATGAGCAGCAACATACAAATAGAATTTGATCCAGAAGACCACCCCGACCCTTTCGTACACGTAGCTTGTGTGTGTGGCAATGGGGAGAGCCAACCCCAAGATGAACAGACTCACCACTTGCAATCGTTTGGATATCATCACGACTGGCAAAATAAAGTAGATGTCTTTAAGTGTCGATGCTGTGGCATCAAGATCACTCCGCCCGAAAATGAATTTTACGAGGGCATTGTATAGAAGTTAAACCAGTGCGCCTTCCAAAGAGGGTGTACGCGTTTACCCACTATTTCAGCTGAATTTTTTATTTACCATTTACCCGGGCTAACCCAAAAAAAACTTTTTTAACCCTAAGAGGCACAGACCATGAAACGAACAAACTTAACACTGCAACACGTATTCTCCGCGCTTTGTGTTGCGGAACACATAAAGTACACACGTGACCGCGACGACAAAACCGACTATAACCCTTGGTCAGAGTATGAAGGCGGGCACGGCTCGATAAACCTTAAAGACTTGATTGGTGCGCTTGGTGTCGTAATCGACGATCAATACCACAAGTACCTCGACACTCAAGTAAACCCCGATGCCGCTTTTGATGGGCTACCCTACGACTATGAAATAATACCCGCCCTTGTCGATCATATTGGGGGGAACGTGATAGCCTCCACGCTAACACTATTCACCCACGGCGACAGAGACCTGTCACTTGAATGCTTCAAAGCTCACAGCCGAATAGAGCAGCTTGTGGCTACTCAGCTCTTTAAGCTAGCCCTTAGGAATTTGACAGCCTATGGCGACGACGTGCGAAAAAAAGCCGCCGAAAGTGAGGAAAAACTTGTGGCTAGGGTAAGCAAGGCAAAGCTAGCCCTTAGGAATTTGACAGCCTATGGCGACGACGTGCGAAAAAAAGCCGCCGAAAGTGAGGCAAAACTTGTGGCTAGGGTAAGCAAGGCAAAGCTTAAAGCCGTGGCAGCCAATGCCGATGCGGACAGGCTTGTGCAGACACTAGCAACACTGAAAGCCAACAATAAGTATCTGCTAAAATCACTGGTAATATAATATACTCTTCTATACAATCGCATACAGCGGAGGGCAAACATCCGCTATAACTTAACTACCACGGAGTAACACCATGAAAACTATGCACATTAGAGCTTCCGACCTTATACTAGACAGGGTACTTAATCCCGCGAAAGCTTCTGAACTGGGAGCCGCTAGACCTGATGACCTTGTCGAGGCTTGCGGATTGATACCTGACTTTTTCGCCGACGCTTGTATCACGCTCGCCCTTGGTGATGATAGTGCCGACGCTAACCTGTCCGCCCTTGATGATATCGCGGACAGGATGGATGCAATTTACGGTTGCGGCGGATTTGCTGCGCATCCCTACGGCGGCACGGTTGCGGCGGATGGAACGTATAGCAGCCCACATCACGATGACGAGGCTCTACCACCCCTGTGTCGGTTCGGTTTTAAAGGCACATTCCATTGCTTCGTCTACCAGTACGGTATCACCTCTATAAGAGACAACACGACAGGAGAATTTAAAGTCGCACGGTTCGACTGATAATCAACCTCCCTTTATACGCCCGCTGTTTAGCGGGCTTTTTTTTACCCCGTGCTTTGCTTTGTCGCATGTTATCCTATACAATCGCATATAGCAGCGGGCACATGGCTGCTATAACTTAACTACGGAGTAACACATGATTAATTTTATCGAACAAAACACACGTGAAGGTGATCAACTTGTAGCATGGTCGCTATTAAATGAGGCGGGTGATCGTGTAAAGATCGGAACGCTCTTCATTAAAGACGGGCGCACTTTTAAAGTTACCGACGGGACCGCCCCCAAGCATGCGGCAAGCACGGGGCGAATATATGGCGAGTGGGTCGATGGCGACAATACACGCGAATACTTCCCGAA